CCTGTGTTTTTACTTGTTTTATTCTTTTTCTATATTAGCACAGGCATTATCTTAACTACTATACTATGAAGAAAGAAAATTATTATTGCGAAAATTGTTTTAAAGAAGAATTACAGAAACCTATTAAAGATAAGTTTGGTGGAATATATTGTTCTGAAAAATGTATGCAACAATGTTGGTTAGACAAACACAATGAGTGTGTAAATAATAACCTATTTGATTAACAAAATTACTATGAAAAAAACTTACTTTAATCACGACTCAACTGCAAGAAACGATTACCGAATTATAAAACTAAGAGCAACTCTAGGCTATGAAGGTTATGGTGTTTTTTGGGCAGTATTAGAATTGCTATTCACAGAAGAAAATAAAATATGTACAAGTCAATATGATATATTGGCTTATGGTTTACAATGTGACCCTATTATATTAAAACAAGTAATAGAAGACTTTGATTTATTTGTTATTGAAGATGGTTGTTTTTATTCTAGAAGATTAAATAATCACATAGAAGAAATAAATAATAAGAGTAGCATAGCAAAAGAAAATGCAAAAAAAAGATGGAATAATGCAACTGCAATGCAACCGCATAGCAACGGCAATGCTAGTAAAGTAGAGTATAGTAAAGTAAATAAAAGTAAATTAAATAAAAGAATAGAGGATTTTAAAAAATCCATTCACGATATAAAGGATATTAGTAAAGAAGATAAAAACGATTTCTTTTTATACTGGACTGAAATGAATAAGTCAGGAACTAAATTTAGGGCAGAGATGGAGAAAACATTTGATGTTAGTAGAAGATTAAAGAGATGGGCAAATAATGGCTTTAATAAACAAAAGAGCCGTTTCCCTGACCATTATGATAGTTTACTTATGAAAAGACTAGATGTTTCTGCACAGAAAGAATATGAACAGCACTTAAAGAATCTTGGATATGTAACAGAATACAATCCAAATGCAGGTGCAAAATGGGTTAAAAAATGAAAGAATATCAATTACAAAAAGCAGTATGTAAATACTTAGATTTAAAGAATGTTCTTTACTGTGGTTCAATGGGTGGACAATACCAAAAATTTCACAGTCAAAGAAATAAGGCAAAAGCAACAGGATATAAACGTGGCTTTCCTGATTTGTTTATCTATGAAATATCTAAAATAGGAAAAAAACTATATTGTGGACTTGCTATAGAATTAAAGGTAGGATATAATAAACCAACTAATGAGCAAAATTGGTGGTGTGATCAGTTGAATGAAAGAGGATATAAAGCACATATTTGCACAGGAATAGATGAAGCATTAGAAGTTATTGATAGTTATTTAAAAGGAATAATAGAGTGAAAGCTAAGAGAACATTTTTTAATAGTAGGAACGAAAGATTGTTTTGGGATTACACAGATACTAACAATAGGTTGTTTACAATTTTGTTTGATAGCGGTGCTGAACTATCTTTTATTTTACGAGATTTGAAAAAAAACGATAATATAGAAAATTATATTTATAATAAATTGCATAATCGTTTTAGCAATATAATTGAAATAGATATATCTAAAATAAGCAGTGAAGAATATAATTTAATGAAGCTGAAAAATATACCCTCAGTAATCAAAATATGTTAGATAAATACCTGATAGAGAATTATGACAAGTTGAAAGACATGGCTCATAATATCGCAGGTGTAAAAGGAAAAGATGATTTATTTAGTTTTGTTATTGAGGAACTATATAAATGTGATCAAGACAGGATTAATGAGATTATAGAAAAAAAACAATTAACATTCTACATAGCTAGAGTAATGCTAAATCAATATCATTCAAAGACAAGCCGATTCTATTACACTTACAATAAGTATTATGAATATCACGTTACAGGAATTATTGAAGCAATATCGCCAGACAACACAGAAAAGAATACAGAAGATAAAGAATTAGTAGAACAAAAGTTAGAATGGGTAGAGGAAAAGCTAAAAGACTTATATTGGTTTGATGCAGAATTATTTAGAATATATTATCGTGATTCACATAGTTTAAATTCTTTAGCTAAAGCAACAAGAATATCAAGAGCCACTATTTATAAGGCAATTAATAACGTAAAAAACTATTTAAAAAATGAAAGATAGAGAAGATTTAATAGCTAATTTTATAGTAGCAACAGTAACAATAATAATGATTTCATTATTTTTATTAGCAATACTATGAAAAAAAGCAGAATCATAAGAGCAATTAAAAAAGCTAATACAGAACTAATCAAGAAATATGACATGGTTTCTTTTAGTGATGAGAAAGGCAAGACTTATGTACTAGGAACTAAAGAAGGATTTGATTTAAAAATAAATGAAGCAGCTTCTTACACGATACATAAATTACTTGATTTAATAGAAGATGACAAAGTAAAAGACAAATTATTAAATAAATTAAAAGATGGCAAAAAGTAAAGGTTTAGGTGATTCTGTAGAGAAGGTTTTAAAAGCAACAGGCATTGACAAGGTTGCTAAAAAAATACTAGGTGATGATTGTGGATGTGAGCAGAGAAAAGAAGCTCTTAATAAGCTCTATCCTTATACTAGGCAAATGACAGAAGATGAGATTAAGATATATGAAGAAGTGATGTCAAGAACTAAGGGAACAATAACAGGAGCTGATCAAGCTATATTAGTTAAGATTTATAACAAAGTATTTAATGCAAATAAAAAACCTAGCAGTTGTGGTAGCTGTGTTAAGGGTACATTACAAAAATTAAAAACAGTATATGAAAACAGTTGCAAAAAAGAAGGATAGTCAGATATTTAGATTCTGCATAAGTTGTACAATGGTTAGTTTAATACAAAAAGGCAGATGTTTTTTTTGTGGGGGGGATTTTATATTGTCCCTCCCTTCTGATGATTTACACAAATTACCTAAGAGAGTTGAAAAAACACACTAAGCTATATATGGATTTCTTCGATTACGGAGAACAGGACTTTGTGATGTGTGAAATGTGTCAGCAAGATAGAGCAGTAGACATTCATCATTTAGATGCTAGAGGAATGGGTGGCTCAAAAACGAAAGATTACATAGAGAACTTAATGGGACTATGTAGAGATTGCCATATAAAGTGTGAAAGCGATTCAATGTTTAATTGCTTTGCTAGAATAAAACATTTGGAACTCGTATGTCAGCAAATTTATTATCAACTAGAATTTATGAAGAAACATGAGAATAGAAAAAATACTAATAAATAAATTAAAACCTGCAACATATAATCCTAGACAGATTAGTAAGAAGCAGTATAATGATCTCAAAGACTCATTAGATAAGTTCTCACTTGTAGAGCCAATAGTGGTAAATAAAGATATGACTATTATCGGTGGACATCAACGATATAAAATATGGAAGGAAAATGCAGAGCAAAGTAATGTTGATGATATTACAATACCTTGTGTAGTATTAGACCTTAACAAAGAACAAGAAAGAGAATTAAACATTAGGCTAAACAAGTCAGGTGGTGAGTGGGATATGGATATTCTAGCTAACGAGTTCGACATACAAGAATTAAAAGATTGGGGTTTTAAAGATTTAGAGTTTGGTTTTAATATAGACAAAATAGAAGAAGAACAAGAAGATATAGCTACTATAACTATTAAAGAAGATGATTTAGTTAAGGCACAGAAATTGCATGATGATTTAAAGAAAAAGGGTTATAATGTTAAAATAAAATAATGAACAAAAGTAGACACATTAAAAAAGAAACGTTATTAAAGGCGTTAGAAAAGAGTTTAGGGGTAGTAACAATAGCTTGTAAAAAAGCTGATATTCCTAGAAGCACATATTATAAATGGCTTAAAGATGATGAAGAATTTAGACAACAAGTTCAAGAGATTGAGAATGTTGCATTAGACTTTGCAGAAAGCCAATTACATCAACAGATTCAAGATAACTCAACAGCAGCGACTATATTCTTTTTAAAGACTAAAGGCAAGAGCAGAGGATATACTGAAAAGTCTGAATTGGATATAACTACTGATGGGAAGTCTATAACCGATATAAATATAAAAGTAATTGACACAGGTAACGATTGATACCACAAATGTATTTCACAAGGCGTATAAGTCTAGCACACGAATTACTTGTCTTCAGGGGGGGACACGTTCTTCAAAGACTTATTCGCTTTGTCAATTATTTATAGTCAAAGCATTAAAAGAGACAGGCAAAGTATTTACTATATGCAGAAAGACATTACCTGCACTTAAAGGAACTGCTTATCGTGATGTCTTAGAATTACTAAAAGAACTAGGATTATATTCAGAAGAAAATCACAACAAGTCAGAATTATCATATACTCTTAACGGCAATCTAATTGAGTTTATTAGTGTTGATCAACCACAAAAGATTAGAGGGCGTAAACGTAACTATTTATGGCTTAATGAAGCTAATGAGTTTACATATGAAGATTACCAACAATTAATTCTTAGAACAACAGATAAAGTATATTTAGACTATAACCCTTCAGACCCATATAGTTGGATATATGATAAAGTAATTACCAGAGATGATTGCACATTTATTAAATCAACATATAAAGCTAATCCATTTTTAGATAAAGATACTATTGCAGAGATTGAAAGATTAAAAGACTTAGACCCTGACTATTGGCGTGTTTATGGAATGGGTGAAATCGGTTCTATACAAACAATGATATTTAGGAACTTTCAATTAGTAGATGAAGTGCAAGGACGATTAGTTGGTTATGGATTAGATTTCGGCTTTACTAATTCACCAACAGCATTAGTAGCAGTATATCAATCAGATGACAATTTATACATTAAAGAAATGCTATATGAAAAGAGATTGACTAATACTGACCTTGCTAATAAAATGAAAGAATTTAGAATAGATAGACAATCAGAAATAATAGGCGATTCAGCAGAACCTAAATCTATTGAAGAAATATACAGGCAAGGATTTAACATAAAACCTGCTAAGAAAGGTGCAGGAATACATTTAGGTATAGATATAATGCGAAGATATAAGTTGCATATTACTAAAGACAGTCTAAATGCAATTAAAGAATTTAGAGGTTATAAATGGGCCACAGACAAGAATGGTGATGTATTGAATGTGCCTGTAAAAGTCAATGACCATTTAATTGATGCAACACGTTATCTGTGTTTAAATAAGCTAAGTATTAACCATAGTGGGAAATACTATATATTGTAGAAAAAACAAATTATTAACTTTTATATTTATTAGTAATGAAAGAGGTTAAATTAACAATACCTGATAATTGGTCTGACATAACAATAGGCACTTATCAAAAATATGTAGAAATACAAGAAGGCAAAGGAAGTGAGAAAAACAAAATTGTAAAGAGTTTAGCTCTATTATGTAATACAAGTCCATTTGTAGTTAAGAAAATGGCTTACAAGGACTTATTAGAGATTATGGCTATAATTAAAAACATGATAGACACAGAGCCTAATAAAGAACAATTTAGAAAGGTATTTGAATTTAATGGTGAAGAATACGGATTCTGTCCTAATCTTAGTAACATTAGCACAGGAGAATATATTGATTTAGAAAGCTATTGTAAAGAGCCAATAGAAAACTTGCATACTATTATGTCAATACTTTATAGGAAAATTACTTTTAAAAGGAATGAGAGATATGCTATTGAGGACTACAACCCTGATGAATTTAAAGAGGAATTATTTAAAGATTGTCCAATGGATATAGCATTAAGTTGTCTAGGTTTTTTTTTGACTTTAGGAGAAAACTTGGCAAGGATTTCGCACAGCTATTTACAAGCACGGGAAATGAAAGCACAAAAGGGGTAAGTATGCAGTCTAAATGGGGTTGGTATAATACCCTATATTCGCTTTCTAATAGCAATATATTAAACATAAATAAAATAACAAAATTACCAATCTTAGAGGTGCTAACATACTTGGCTTATTCTCAAGATTATAACAATAAACAAAGAAGTAACTATGATAACTTTTAGAAACGCTGTAGGATTTTTAGAAACAATAGCTGATAAGCATTATATGATCAATAGTTTTCATAGTGGCTTTATGGATGAAGTTGACATCAAAAAACTAGGTGCAACTGATTATGTTATATTATATGCAGAGCCTGGAACAGCAACAGTTGATAAAGGTGTTATGACTTATACTTTTACAATCTATCTTTTAGATATGATTAATGAAAGTGAAGATAAATTTCAAGCAGTTGGTGGTGAACCAAATACAGAAAGATTAGGTAGATTAGACACATTAAGTGAAAATTTACAAATCTTACAAGATGTAATTAATGAGTTTCATAAAAGTCTATATTCTACAAGTTGGGTTGATGGTGAGGTTATATTAGACCTTCCAATATCTTGTGAACCATTTACAGCCAGATTTGATAATCTTTTAACAGGTTGGTCAGCCACTATAAGTATGCAAGTTAATAACAAGAATAATCTTTGTATTGTACCAATAACACCTAATAGTTAATGGAGTTTAAAAATACTATACAAGCTATGCAAAAACTTGGCGGAAAAGTTGTCAAGGAAGGTAGAAGTATATTAAAAAAGAAAAAGAAAACAACAAGTCCTAATACATTATATAATGATTTTGATTATTTAGTTACAGCATCAAAAGATAGTGTAACATTGGAATTTGAATTTGGTGGTGCTGAAGATTATTGGCAATTTGTAGATGAAGGTGTTAGGGGTTCAGGTAGTACTAAAGGCAGAAGTAAAACAACAGGGCAATTTATGAAGGGGCAAGGCAGTCCTTTTAAGTTTTCTAACAAGATGCCACCTAGAGGAGTTATTGATAGATGGATAGTAAGTAAGCCATTAAAAGCAGCTAGAAAAGATGGAAAGTTTATAAAAAGAAAAAGTTTAGCGTTCTTAATACAAAGAGCAATATATCAAAGAGGTTTAACAAGAACACAGTTTTTTAGTAAACCATTTACAACAGAATTAAAAAAACAAACAGATGCAATAGTAGAAGCATTTGGAGAAGATTTAGAAAAACAATTAGAAACAATAATAAAATAATATGGCAATAGGAAGTATATCATTACCACAAACACCTGTAGCAGATTCATCAAAAATACCTGCAATAACAAATTGGACTCCTGTAGTACCTTATACAGTAAAACAAACAGAAATAACAGATTTATTTTATTTTAAATTTATTTTAGAAATAAGAATTGATGATGCTTCAGGACAATTACTAGGTAAAATAAAACAAAGACCAAATGGCTATACTACAGGCACTACAAATGTCTACTCTGTATATGATGTTAGCGATATTATAAACACACAAATAGAAAACACTTATGCAGATCAAAATGACACAACTAAGTCAATACACACACTAGGCTCTAATGTAGCAGCAAAAATCTTTAGTCTAAATCAAAATCAACTTAGAAAAATTTATGTTAAAGCATATCAAGAATACTCAGCAGGAGCAACTATAAGTCCTACAGAAAATACTAGTGAAAATGCAACTAGTACTAAGTATTATATTGCAGCTTCATTACCTTTAGAAACAGCAAGAACATCAGGAACATATTTTCAAGGCACAGCATTTCAAAGTTTTCAAACCAAAGATGTTAATGGAAGATTTTTAAGTGATGTACAACAAAGCACAGGTGATGTTGTTAGTTCATCAGTATACAGAAATTATGTTCAATGGGATGATTCTACAAATACAGGCGATTTTCATACTGTAGCATTTTTAAATGGTGAAAGTGATTTTGATAGCACAATAGAACAAATAGTAGTCTTATATTATGACTCTGATGGCTCACAAATAGGTACATTTAAATTATTAGTCAATAATAATACAAATGGTGGAGCAATTCCTTTGACTAGTGGTGGTCAAGCTGATACTCAGCCTGAGAAGTTGCTTTATTTTGGTTGTGGTCCAGGTAATTTACAAGCACAATCAGTTGAGACAGATGCAAGACCATCTAATTTTTCTAATTGGGCATATTACACAATACAAGGACTTGAGGGATCGTCAGCAAGAACCGCAGCTTATTATTTTATAAAACAAGATGCTAGTTGCAAAGGATATAAGATAAGAAGATTAGGTTGGTTAAATAGTTTAGGTTGTTGGGATTATTTTAATTTTAAAATGAAATCAAAACAAAGTGTAGATGTAAAACGAGATACATACGGACAAGTATTAGGAGAATATAATTCTACAGAATACTCATATAATAATTTTGATAGTACACGTAAGGTAAGAAAGACAGATGCTATACTAAAAGAAACATTAAATACAGATTGGATTACAGAACAAGATGCTGAGTTATTAGAAAAATGTGTAATGTCTACAGATGTTTTTATAATAGAAAATGTAGACACAGATTTTACTGTACCTGTATTAGTCACTAATAAAAATATAGTAAGAAAAACTAGCGCTAATGATGGTATAAAAATTAAATACACTATTAATATAGAATACTCTAATCCTTTAAATACAAATAGCTAATGAAAATTAGATTAGTTGCATATAGAAAAGCTACTACAAGTGCCACAGTAGATTCATCTTATGAATTAGATTTATTAAAAGAACCTAATATAAGTCTTAATTTTCAATTTTCTGATGTTAAAGAACCTGAGAAAAGAAAAGCAAATTTTAGTCAAACATTTAAACTTCCATTCACAGATAATAATAATAAGTTTTTTCAAAATTGGTATAATGTAAATTTAGAAACTCTAGTCTTTGATACAAGAACAGGTTTTGATGCTATATTGTATGCAGGTGGTGTTAGTCAGTTTGAAGGGATTTTGCAATTAAAAGGAGTATATCAAAAGGCACAGTATTATCAAGTAGTTTTATTATCAAATGCTGCTGACTTGTTTTCTGTAATTGGCAACAAGAAATTAAAAGATATATTTAAAGAAGCAGATGGTGGATATAGTGAAGATTTAGACCACACATTTAATGCAACTAACTTGGGATATTCTTGGGATGGTTCTAGTACTGATTTTGAAAATATAAATAATGTTTCTTTAAGAGATGCAGATGCAGGAGTACAAAAGGTAATGTATCCTTTTTCATTTTCACTACCAACTGCATACTATGACGGAATAACTGATCTTGTTGCAGGAGAGTATTTAAATAATTCTACAAACGATGGTTCAACTTTAGTTCCAATTACTCAATTTAAACCTGCTATTCAAATAAAAGAATTATTTAAAAGGATATTCTCACAAGCTGGATTTTCTTATACATCTAGCTTTATAGATGGAGATTATTTTGGTAAAATTTTTATGACTACCTGTAATCATACAGGACTACCTAAACCACAAATGAAACCACCTACCAATATAGATGGTGTAATGGTAGTAGGAAATAGCACATCTTGGGGTAATGTTACTGTTCCAGGAGGAATTGGTATAGTGGGAGATTTATGGCGTGTTTTTGAAGCTAATCAAGTATCACCAATATCTTCTAGTTATCCATTACCTGCAGATGCTACAGATGCTTGGGATGAAGTTAATAATGTATTTACAAAAACATCACCTTTGCAAGGTGGTTTTACAGAAAATGGTTATAATTTCTTAAATGTAACAACAAATTTTACTGTATCAAATGTTTCAGCAGTTTGTAGTTGGGAAGGTATGATGGCAAAAGCAAAAATCGTTGATTATAATACAACTACAGGCGTTGTAGATTGGGATACAATACATGGTCAAACATGGTTTCCTATTACTCCTACACAAACAGCTTCAAATTCTTATACTGTAAGTTTAGATATTGATATAACAGCGATGGACGTAGGTGAATCGGGTAAAATTTATATTTCTGTAGATAATTGGTGTCCTTCAGATTCAACACAAAATGCTACTATAACTTATGGGGGTGCTGCTACTGATTCTACATATGGTTGTTATGGGTTAATCTCACTTTCATGGCAAGGACTTTCTCCAGAGGTTTATGGGCAACAAGTTCTTGTTCCTGAAGGTATTGACCCAACTATTACACAAAAAGCATTTTTAAAAGACATTATAGAAAGATTTAATTTAGTTTTTTTGAGTGATCCTAATGACCCGTATAACATAATTATTGAACCATACAACGATTATTTAGCAGCAGGAAGCATTAAAAATTGGACTGAAAAAATAGATACTCTCAAAGAAATAAATATAAAAGATACTACATCATTACAAAAAAAAGAAATTCTATTTAATGACTTAGAAGATGTAGATATTGTAAATAAATCAATAAAAGAAGAAGAATTTGATTTAAATGTATATGGTAAATTTAATAATACAACATACAATAATGATTTTGCACAAGGAACTTTAACAAATAATCCTATATTTTCACCTTATATAAATGAAAAGGTATTTGTAAATGCTGATGACATAGAAGCACCTACACAACTTAGTAATGTAGCTGCTCATTATGAATTTAGTTACCAGCAAGTAGAAGGAGGTTATGAAAACAAGTTAGAGCCAACAAAACCCAAATTATTTTATTATTGTGGAACTCCAACTACTCTTATTAATTCAGGGACAAATACAACTCCAACTATTTATATGCACTATCAAGATGCAACAGGAATACAGACTTTTTCTTTTCAAACTTACCCCTTATGTAGTCCTTATGAACTAACTCCTTCATCAGGTGTTTCAACTATACAAAAAGGAACAAAATCTTTGTATTGGGGTTCTGCACCTCCTAGATGTCCTCAATTGCTTGTATTTAATAGCACTAATGGTGTTGTTTCTGAAAATAGTTTATATTATAATTATTGGGAAAATTATTTAAATAATATTTATGGTGAAGATGCTAGAATAATGGAATGCTATTTAAACCTTAACGAGGTTGATATTTTAAATTTTAAATTTAATGATGAAATTTTTATAAAAGATAGTTATTGGAGAATCTTAAAATTGCAAAATTATCAAGTTGGAGCAAAAGCATCAACTAAAGCAATTTTGTTAAAAATCAACCAAAGTTATGACAGCACTTGTTATGATTGTAATTATGTGCTTGGCTCTATAGGTAATTACAATACTTGGGCTGGAAACTATGTTTGGTGTCCCGCTGAAACACCTAATTGCACACCAACAGTAACTTTAACAGGAAATGATATTGAAGGTCTATTTGCAGACCCTGAATGTTGTGAATGTTTAGGCGGTACTGTAATAAACTTTCCACCACCTGCATCTAGTGGATTGGATGCATCTTTAAGAATCTGCGAATCAAATTCAAGTAGCTTACCTGCATGGATTCAAAACCAAACAGGTGCAAGGGCGTTTTTTAGTAATACTCAAGCTAAAACTTTTTTATCAGGTAAATTTTCAAGTGTAAATAGACCATTAATAGTAGGAACAAATAACACTAAAACATCTACTAGAATAATGCCTTATAATGGAGATGACTTAGTTATTAAATTTAGAAATAATAATATATCTAATCCTTCTATCAATGGTGAATCTCATAAAATGGTTTTGACAGGTTACACATCAGGTACTACAACAGGATATGCTTATCCGCAAGGAGTTTCAGGAAAAAGAAATTTAATAGTGCCTTTTAATTCAAATATGATTATTAAAATAAAAGGAACTTGCTCTGTGGTTGGTGGCACAAATGCAAGTTATCCTGTAGGATCAACAGAAGCATTTTCTTATTATACAGCATTTAAAAATGCAGGAGGAACAGTAACACAAATAGGTACAGCAGGTGGAGTTCAAGAATTTAATATATCAGAAGGTACTCCAAGAACATCATTAGCAATTACATCAGCTAATGGAGAGTTAAAATTTGGATTGCTAGATGGATTGACGGATACTAAAAGAATATGGTCATTAACAGTAGATTTAACAGTTCAGTTAATAGAAAATATGACTATTGGATATGAAGAAAATTGGGCGTTGTATCAAAATGGAGATATAATACAATTACAAAATAATGACTTTTTAATATGGAATTAAAAAAATATATAGAAAATACTACAAAGATAATTACACCTTCTATAGACCACTTACAATTAGTGGAATACAAAAATAAAGAATTAGACTTTGTTTATGGTATGCAAGAACACCACACAAGTTTCAAAAGAATGTTTAAAGAAATAATAAGAATAATTTTTAGATAAATAATATGTCACAAGAGAAAATAATAAAAATAAAAGCTGATATTAAAGATGCAGAAGCAGCTCTTAAAAAATTAAAAAAAGATACAGGCGAATTAGAAACATCTGTTTTAGATGCTACCGATAGTTTTGGTGCTTTTGGTGTTACTGTTGGAGGTTTAAAAGGTATGTTTGCAGGTGCAATGAAATCTGCTAAAATGATGTTTTCTTCTGTTAAAATTGGTTTAATATCTACAGGAATAGGTGCTTTTGTAGTTGCATTAGGTACTATGGCACAGTATTTTAAAGACAATGAAGAAGGAGCAAGTAAATTTAGAGAAATTACTTCACAATTAGGGGTTGTAATTGGCAATATAACTGATGTAATATCTGATTTTGGTGGGGCTTTGATTAAATTGTTTTCTAAAGATTTTAAAGGATTTAAAGATAGCATGAAAGATGCGGTTGATGGTGTTAAAAACTTTGGAAAGACTACTAAGGAAGAAATGGAAATGGCTAAAAAGCTAGAAAAAGAACGTGCTGAATTAATCATATTTGAAAGAGATGCAAATGTAAGTAAAGCTAAAAGTGAAGCAGAAATAATGAAACTTAGAATGCAGGCAAGAGATGAAGAAAAGTTTACTAATGAAGAACGATTAGAGTTTATGCGACAAGCTAACAAACTTGCTGATGAACAATTAAAAAAGGATTTACATATTGCACAAAAAAAATTAGAATTTCAACGAATAGAAAATTCGTATAGTAAATCAAGCACAGAAAACTTAAATGCAGAAGCAGATTTAGAAGCTCAATTATTTAATATACAAAGGTCAAATTTTTCAGAACGTAAAAGAATGAAATCTGAAGAACAAGCTATTGTAAAAAGAATATCAGCAGACAACGAAAAAGAAGCAAAAGCAGAAGAAAATAGATTAGCAAAAGAGCAAGAAAATAAAGAAAAAGAACTTGAACTTTTAAGAACATCAGGTCTTTCTAAACAGGAATTAGAAATAGAACAAGCTACAACAAAATATGAAGCACTATTAGCATTAGCTGAAAAATATGGACACGATACTACTGCAATAACAACACAATTTGAAAATCAAAAATTAGACATAATTAACAAATTTAATAAAGAAGAAGAAAAACAAGAAAAGAAAAAAGGAAAAGATGACTTAAAAATTCAACAAGCTACACTCAAAGCTAAACAAGCAGCTACTATAAATTCAAGTAAGGCGATATTGTCAGGAATAAGTCAGTTGGCAGGTGAAGGAACTAAAGTTGGTAAGGCAGCAGCAGTAGCACAAATTTTAATAGACACAGCATCAGGTATTTCTAGTGCAATAGCAGGAGCATCAGCAGCAGGAGCAGCATCAGGCCCAGCAGCACCTATTACAACACCTTTACTAATTGCACAATTAGTAGGTCAAGTTTTAGCAGGAATAGGTCAAGCAAAAGCAGTATTAGGAAAAGTAAAAGATGGTGGAGGAGGAGGTGAATTAAGTGGCATTGATAGTGTAGCACCTTCTACAGGTGGCACAGTTAGTGTGCCTGATGCAGAGCCTGAAGAAGATAGTCCAACAGGATTAGGCCCTCTTGTTCCTAACATTGAAGCAATTACTACAGCAACACAACCTATTCAGGCTTTTGTTGTAGAAAATGATATTAGTAGTTCACAAGCACTACAAGAAGAATTAGAATTACAAGCTACGTTGTAAACAAAATTAAGAACTTTATATTTATAGATGTTATGGCTAAAAAGAAAAAACTTATAGAACTAATTATAGACGAAACAGCAGATATGTTTGGCGTTGATGCGATCAGCGTTGTCAAGTTTCCTGCAATAGAAGAAAATTTTGTTTTCTTTAATAATGATTTTTTATCACTTGCAAAAGTAGATGAAGAAAAAAAACAGCTAGTAGGTGCAATCCTTATACCTGACAAAAAAATACCTAGACTAGATAAAGAAACAAACGAAGAATATGACGTATTCTTTACAAAGGAAACTATTAAACAAGCACAGAAGCTATTTATGAATAGTTTAAACAACAATAATCATACCTTTGAACATAAAGAGCCTATTCAGGGATTAACTGTCGTAGAATCATGGATTAAGGAAGATAAGAAATATGACAAATCTAATATGTATGGCTTTAACAACTTACCTATTGGAACTTGGTTTGTGCAAGTATCAGCAGAAAATAATCCTGAAATTTGGGAAGCTATTAAGAATAAAGAAGTTAGAGGATTTAGTATTGAGGGATATTTCACAGATAAGCTAATTGAAGCATCTAAGGAAGTAGATATATTAGATGAAGTATGCGAAGAATGTCCTGATGAAGTAATGATGGGTAAAATTAAAAATCTAATCTTAGACAATGAATTAAATCCTGTTGGTGCTTTAGATGGTGAGCCATTATTTAGAACTAAAGAAGAAGCTGAAATCTATGCAGAGATGTTTAAAGGTTGTTCAGGTTCTCATCCTCATACTGTTGATGGTGTTAAGTTATACATGCCTTGTGCTGATCATTCTTCTGCTACAATGAAAGAAGAATTATATACTAAAACAGGCAAAAAGAAAAGAAAGAAAAAATACAAGATGCTAGAATATGTTGCTTATGCTAAAAGAAAAGCTATGTTAAAGTATTCTTGGGATGAATGTATGCGAGATCAAATCAAGCAATATGGTAATAAAGAAACGGCTGCTAAAGTCTGTGCAGCTATCAAAAATAGAACAGTAAAACGATAAAGAAGTAAACAGTTTTAATCCTTTTATATTTATTAATGTTATGGGAACTATAGAAAAAATTTTAAATCTCTTAAAAATGAAAAATGAACCAAAATCTTATAGCGTAAAATTCTACGCTGAAATGAAATTAGATGATGGTCGTATTATTGCTACAGAAGATGAGCAATTTATGATTGGGTCTAAAGTGTTTGCTATTGGTGATGATTCTGAAGCAGAAGCATTATCTGCGGGATCGTACACAATGGAAAACGGAAATAAAATGACAATCGGTGATTCATCTGAAATCTTAGATTTAGGTGAAGAAAAAGAAGCTGAAGATGTTGAAGCATCTGAAGAATCTACAGAAAAAGAATTAGCTGAAGAAGCTGATGTTGCTGATTGGGAAGGAATGGAAAAAAGAATTAAAAATTTAGAAGATGCAGTTGCTGATTTAAAAGCAGACAAAGTAGAAGCATCAGCTGAATTATCTGAAGAAGTTTCCGAAGAAAAAACAGAAGAATCTGAAGAAGATAAAACTGAAATGTCTGCTGAAGTTATTAGTGAACTAATGACGGAAGTTGAAGAATTAAAAAGCAAAATAACAGAACTAAGTAGTGAACCTGCTACGGAAGGTATTAACTACAATCCTGAAGGTGAAAACTTTAGTTCAACTGTTGATTTAAGAAAACTGTCTACTAAAAAAAGGGCAGCATATTACATTAATAACAAATAAATTTTAAAAAATGGCAAATAATAAATATAATTTAAGTAAAGAGTATCAGTTTGACATAACCGTAACTGATAACACCTATGCAGGTAAACTCGCTTTGCCTTATGTGACTGCTGCAGTTAAAAGTCCTGACACAGTTGCAAAAGGATATGTAAGACAAATTGACGGTTTAAATAGAAAAGCAGTAATTTCAAATTTAGGAATTAATGACCCTATCGTTGCTGCTGCTTGTTCTTTCTCTAGTGGAAATGATACATCATTAACTGAGCAAGTTCTTACTTTAACTGATCTTAAAGTTAACGAAGAAATTTGTCGGGGAACCATTTTCCCTACCTGGATTGGCGAGAACATGGACAGAAACGGAAACTTACCAGGAACATTTGAAGACTTTTTATTAGCTACTGTTGCAGGTAAAGCAGGTGCTCAATTAGAAAATGGATTATGGGTTGCAGATGCAGGTGGTATATTTGGAGCAGGTTTCTTGTCAAATGATGGTGTATTTGACCAATCAGGATTAAATGCTTCAGCTTGTGCTGACTTTACTCAATCTACATTAAACTCTGGTGCAGCAACTACAAATGCTAACATAGATGATGCTCTAGCAACAGTATTTGATGCTGTAGTTGGTTCACATCCTGGTTTAATTGACAAAGATGGTTTTGGATTCTATATGAATAACAAAATGTACGGATTTTACGGA